AAACAGGCACGGTAGATGTGATATCATGGAACCCGATACCTCCAGGGGTATCACAAACATGGGTTGAAATTGACCCATTAAATCCATAGGAGAAATATGGCGTCAAGTACATCGAGTGATTTAAAACTAGAATTAATAACAACAGGTGAAAAATCAGGTACCTGGGGAACTATTACAAACACAAATTTACAGATACTAGAACAAGCAGCTAGTGGTTATATTGCTGTAGATGTTGCATCTAGTGATGTAGCATTAGCATTATCTAATCATGCTGTATCAAATGGTAAAAATTTATACTTTAAACTTACAGGAACTTTAGCTGCAAATAGAACAGTTACTATGCCTGACTCTGCAGAAAGAGTATTTATTGTAGAGGATGCCACAACTAGATCTACAAGTAATTATACATTAACAATTAAAACAGTATCCGGTACAGGTGTTGCACTAGCGGTTGGATCTAAGTCTTTATTGTATTCAGATGGCACAAATGTTAATTTAGGTATAAGACAAAAAGGATATTATACACCCACAACTGCATACACTGCCGTTGATGGTGATCAACTATTAATTGATACTTCTGGAAGTGGTATTGGATCTGCAATTACCATAACTTTACCAGCTTCACCAACTGTTGGTTCAGAAGTTCATTTTATAGATAGTGGTAACAACTTTGCATCAAACAATTTAACAATAGCCAGAAACGGTTCTAATATTTTAGGCGCTGCTTCTAACCTAGTAGTAAACACAAGTGCGTCGGCTTTTACTTTAGTATTTGTAAATGCAACGAGAGGCTGGGCGTATAAAGATAAAATATAGGATCGGGGACCATGGCTCTAATAGAATATAGATTCGCTCCCGGAATCGACAAACAATCATCAGACTCTGGTGCAGAAAATCGTTGGATAGATTCTGACAATGTAAGATTTAGATATGGTCAACCAGAAAAAGTTGGTGGTTGGTCCTCTCTTGTAACTGACACAATAGTTGGTGTTGCAAGAGCTATGCATGCTTTCACAGATTTAGCAGGTAATAGATACGTAGCAATCGGCACAGATAAATTTTTATTGTTATATTTTGAAGGTCAGGTATACGATATTACACCTCTAAAAACTACTTTAACATCTGCAACAATAGCAACCACGAGTGGGTCACCAACGTGCACAATTACTAAATCAACACATGGTTTAGCAGTTGGAGATATTGTTCAGTTAGATAGTGTAACACTTCCTGGTGGTACAGGATTTAGTGCATCAGATTTTGAAGATAAAAACTTTCAAGTAATTACAGTTCCAACATCTAGCACATTTACAATTACACAATCATCTAATGCTAGTGGTACAGTGTCAACAGGTGGTAGTTTAAGTATTAAACCTTATGAACCTGTAGGACCAAGAGCTCAATCGTATGGTTATGGTTGGGGTATAGGATCATGGGGTGATGGTAACTGGGGAGAGGTAGCAACTGCATCTGAAGTTTCACTTGAACCAGGTTTGTGGTCGTTAGATAATTTTGGACAAGTATTAATTGCAACTATTGCAAATGGTAAAACTTTTACATGGAACGGTGGTGCTGCATCACCTTTAGACAATAGAGCCTCAACAACTACAAGTGGTTTTGAGACAAATAGCAACCCAACAGCCACTAGATTAACTTTGATATCTCCTACAACAAGACACTTAATTCATTTAGCTACCGAAACAACTATCGGAACAACTACAACACAAGACGATATGTTTATAAGATTTTCAGATCAAGAGGGAATAAATACTTATGCACCATCAGCAATAAATACTGCAGGCACACAAAGACTACAAGATGGCACAAAAATTATTGGTGCTTTAAAAGCAAAAGAAAGTATTTTGATATGGACAGACAATGCTTTGTATACCATGAAATTTATTGGTGCACCTTTTACATTTGGTTTTGAACAGGTCGGTACAAACTGTGGATTAATTGGTAAGAATGCAGCTATAGAAATTGATGGTGTTGCTTTTTGGATGTCACCAAAAGGCTTCTTTGCGTTTGATGGTACAGTTAAATCATTACCATGTAGCGTAGAAGATCATGTATTTGAAAATATCGACACTACAAAAGGACAGCAAATAAGTGCAGGATTAAATAATTTATTTACAGAAGTTGTTTGGTATTATCCATCTTCAGGTTCTGAGTATAATGATAAATATGTAATATATAATTACGGTGAATCTACTTTAACAAAAGTTCCGGGTGGTGTTTGGTACACAGGCACAGAAGCTAGAACGAGTTGGGTTGATGCAACAATATATCCAAAACCATTTGCAACTAAATACGACTCTACTTCTGATGGGACATTTCCTGTGATTGTAGGTCAAGATGGTCTAGGACAGACAACGTTATTTGAACATGAAGTAGGAACTGATCAGGTTAATCCAAATGGAACTACAACAACTGTTACATCTTTTATACAATCATATGATATAGATCTTGAGTCTAGAATGAGAAGAACAGCACAAGGTGGTGTAGCTTCTGGAGCTGTAGCTGGTGAGTTTTTCTTAGCACTACGTAGATTTGTGCCTGATTTTAAAACACTAGCAGGTAATTGTAAGGTAAGCCTTGGAGTCAAAAGATATCCTCAAGACTCACAGACCACAACTGCTTTAAGTCCGTTTACAGTTACATCAAGCACTCTTAAAAAAGATACCAGAGCAAGAGGTAGATTTTTAAATATAAAAATAGAAAATGATGCAGCTAGTGAGTCATGGAGATTTGGCACATTAAAATTAGACTTACAACAAGATGGTAGAAGATAATGACTAAGATAGTAGTAAGAATACCAGAACCAAAAGAAGAGTACGATGTTTCTACACAGAAACAAATAAATAGATCTTTGTCTGGTGTTATAGAACAATTAAACTCAACCTATTTAAATAATATAAAAGAGGAGCAAGAAAGATTTTCTTGGTTTTTAAGTGGCTAATATATATAAAAATGCAAAGGTAGATTTATCCACCACAGATAATACTACAATATACACAGCACCATCTGATTCTAGAGCTATAATTAAAAGTATTATAGTATCCGAGGACGCTGGATCAGGAACCACGGTAACTCTGACTATAACAGATGCTGCTTCTGCGATATTTAATTTATTTAAAGACAAAGCAATAGCCTCAAAAGCAACAACAGAACTGCTAACTCACCCTTTAATTTTGGAAGAAAATGAGGTATTAAAGGCACAAGCAGCTGATGCAAATGAATTACATGTAATTGCATCAATACTGGAAATAACAAGGGAGTAATATGGCATTTACAGAACCACCATCAGTTAGATACGTAACAATAGACGGTAAAAAAGTACCAGTTGTAGAGTGTGAAACTGAAATAGTATTAAGAAATAAAAAAACAAACTATGAATATAATTCTGATAAAGAAGCAGAAGATGATATTGCAAACCCAGATACAGATACTGTGAAAGAAGATGTTACAAGATCTGTTAAAATTAAAGTAGCCCACATGCCTCCACTGGGAGCAGGGTCCGAGGAAAATAAATAATGTCGATATTTGCAGCACCAAGTTTTTACAGTCAAGCAGACCAAGATATATACAATCGAGGTTTTAGTTTTATACCACAAGAACAGTTTAGAGGAGGTGCTTTTAATATACCTACAGTTGATGATAATAATACAGGTGGCGTAACAACATTACCTGTAAATAATTTTACTCGTAGTGGTGGTGGAGGTGGTGGAACTGCATTCACTGGTGGTGCAGGTGATCTAACAACAGCTTTTCAAAAAGCAGTAGATGACAGACAGGATAGATTAACAGAACTAAATAGGCCATTAACAACCTCTAGCATGTTGGGAATGGATTCATTAAATCAAAAAGTTATGGATAAAATAAGATCTGATAATTTATATGGAGATAGAGGAGCATTAAGTAAATATACTGATAAAGAGTACATGCAAGCATTTCCAGAAATGTTTCCTAATCAATCTTTTCCAGGAACTTTTCAAGAGAAACCTACAATTAATAGAAGAATATCAGATGCTTTTTATAGTATTCCTGGTTTAAGCAAACCACAATCAGCAGAACAAATAATGGAAGAGGGTTATACAGGTAAAGCTGGTGGACCCGGTATATTAGGAATGATATTAGGTTCGGTGGATAAATTTGGGTCTTTATCTAGACCTGATCAAGCATTTATTGCACAAAATATGGGTTATACTGGTCCAACAGTGTTTGGTGAAAATACAACAGGTTCAGATAAAGATCCGTTTGGATTAAATGTTAGATCTGGTTTTGGTAACTATGCAGAAAGAGTTGGTGTAGAAGCAACAAAACTTGGTGAGTCTTTATCAGGAAGATTAACAGATAAATATAGAGACCAGTTTGGATTAACAACAGACGAAGAACTTAGTTACGACCCAGTTACAGGTCAATATGTTGGATCAAATGCAGCAGCTGTAGCAAAAGCAAATCAAATGACTAAGCTTATGAGAACTAAACAACAGTTTTATTTACAAAAAACAAAAGAAAGAAATGAACTTAGGGAACAAGAAAAGAAAAGACAAGAAGAAGCATTTCAAGCTCAGTTAAATCAACAACAAAGAGAACGAAGACAAGCTGATTTAAGCAGAATAGATAGAGCATACAGAGAAGAAACTGGGGGCCAAGGTGGTTCTTATGCCACTGGTGAGTCTGGTGTGCAAGCAGATGGTTCTTACAACGACCCGTTTGATCCAGGTGGTGGAGAAAAAGACGGTGGTTTTATTGATGGTACAAACAGAAGAATGGATTTTATGATGGGAGGACTAGCAAACTTAGTCGATATATATGATTGATTATAACAATAAAACACGATACAAAAAGGATTTAGGCTAAAATATGACAATATCTAGAATGCAGATGGAAAGACAACTACGAGCAGGTGGCGGACTCATGACATTAGAAGAACCTAGACAGGGGTTTTTTCTAGGTAAGATTGTAAGAAAAGCTAAACGTGCTGTTAAAAAAGTGGTTAAATCACCGTTAGGTAAGCTTGCTCTAGGAGCAGCTGCCCTTAAATTTGGTGGTCCAGGTATTGCAAAATTATTAGGTAGACCTGCAACAGGTTTTTTAAGTGGTCAATTTACAGGACCAGGTGGTATTTTTAGTGCTGCTAGAGGATTGTTTGATCAAGGTAGATTTTTAGGAGATTTAGTAAGAACAGATGGTGTATTTAGTCCAGGTAAAGCTGCATTACTAGGTCTAGGTGCTGCAGGTATTGCTGCACCATTTTTAATGGGTGGAGACGAAGAAGAAGTTGTGGAAGAAACTCCATTCTCAGAAACACCCTCTAGTATTGCTAACATAGTAGAGCAAGCTAGGAATAGAGATCCAAGTTTAAGATTTTTACCAGAGCCAAGATTTGTAAGAAACTTCTATGCTGCTGATGGTGGATTAGCTGATGTACCGAGAATGCCTATGCAAGAAGGCGGGATCATGGACTTGGGTGGTATGGAAAAAGATTATAGAACTGGTGGCTTTGTAGATCTTGGAGCAGAAGAACGAGCTGACGATGTACCTGCAAGATTAAGTAAAAACGAATTTGTATTTACAGCTGACGCTGTAAGAAATGCAGGCGGAGGTGACATAGATAAAGGCGCTGAAGTTATGCAAAATATGATGGACAATCTAGAAGCAGGTGGTATGATATCTGAAGAATCTCAGGGTATGAATCCTGCACAAGAGATGTTTGATCAATCACAAATGTTGGAGAGTAGAATAGTATAATGGCATTACCAGATTATTTACAAGATACCGCTAAAGATTTTGCCAAACAATTAACGGCAACTACATCGGTACCTATAGATACAAGTAAATTTACCGGTAGACAATTTGTTGCTGGTGAAGATCCATTACAAACACAAGCTATTAATTTAGCAAGATCAGGTGTTGATTCTTTTAGACCATTTTTACAAGCAGCACAAACTGCTGTAGGACAACAAGCAGGACTGACTGGACCAACTGCGTTCAGACAGTTTATGTCACCTTTTCAACAAGATGTTATAGATACAACACTAGCAGATTTTGATAGACAAGCAGCGTTAGGTAGACAAAATATTAGGGACCAAGCATTTACTGCGGGAGCTTTTGGTGGTGGTAGAGAGGGTGTTGCTATGGGTGAGTTTGAAGCTGGTAACTTAAGAAACAGAGCTAGCTTACTTGCACAACTACAACAACAAGGATTTACACAAGCACAAAATTTAGCACAACAAGCATTTGGTAACCAAGGTAATTTAGCAGCACAACAAATGGGACTATCTAATTTCTTAAGAGGATCTACAGGTCAAGACATTGCTGCATTAGGAAACCTTGGTGCGTTCAGACAAGGATTAACACAATCACAATTAGCAGCTGATCAAGCAGCAGCTAGAACAGCAGCATTTGAACCACAACAAAGATTACAACAATTCGGATCTGGTTTAGGTCAAGTTTCTGGATTAGGAACAGTTGCTCCACAACTACCGATGGGTGGCGCAAGTCCTCTTGCTACAGCATTAAGCACAGCTACAGGTCTTGCTGGTATATTTGGTAAACTATACGGTAATAAATAATGAGACCATTAAAAAGACCAATGTTTAGATCAGGTGGTCCTATTAAAGAAGGGATCATGTCTGGTATGCAAGATAAGCCGCAACAACTAGTTCAACCAGCTGCAGATGGTAGTAGACCAGGATATGCTGGCCCTCTTGCATTTTTAGCACCTCTTCTTGGTATAGGTGGAACCGCAGCAAGAGTAGGTGCAACTAGAGCAGCTCCATCTTTGATACCACGAATAACACAAGGATTTAAAAATATATTTTCAACACCTGTAACTAAAACTGTTCCTAAACAAGGTCCTACAGGGTTTGGACCAGTTAAAGTAACAACGGGAGCTGGTGGCACTGTAACAAGAGAATCTACAAAATTAACACCAGGGTCTGGTGAATTGACTACTAGACAACTTAAACCATACTTTGCAAATGATCCCACTATTGCGTTAGTTAGAGGAACTTATAACGCTCTTACAAATCCAGAGGCAAAAGGTTTATTTGCTAAAGGTGCAAGATTTGTGTTGTCTCCAACAGGTGTAATTACAACAGGTTATTTTGTTGGTGGTAAATTTTTTGATGGAGATGGTAATCAAATTGACGATAAAGAGGCTAAAGAATTAGGTTTAACAGCAGGTAATAAGATAGATGAAAAAGTAATTAAAGGTGAGTCTGATGGAACTGAAGGTAAAACATTAACAAGAGATGCAGAGATAGAAGCAAATAGAAAAAGATATTACAAACTTATGGGTATAGATAAAATGCAAAAAGGTGCTGCTTATGATTCATTAATTGATGCAAGTAAAATTATTCAAGAACAAGGCGGTGATCTAAAAGGCGCTATTAAATCAGGAACTTTACAATCATCTATAATAAATGCAATATCTAAAAACTTAGATAAATCTGCAGATCTAAAACGTCAGATTGATGCTGCAATACTTAAAGGTGAAATTACAAAAGATATAAATAAAGAAAAAGATCAATTAGCCGCAGAGCTTACAAAAAAAAGAATACAAGTAGCAGATAAACAATTAGCCGGCAGTAATCTAGATGACATTGCGGCTGAATATAGAAAATCACAATTACCTTTAAAAGGACAAACTCTATTCACTGAAGCTAATAGAGCAGGAACAGAAGTTGACGGAATACTTTCAACCAAACAAGTAGATGAGTTTTTAAATGATAACCCAACGTTAACAGAAGCAGACTATATAGAAAAAGTGCAGAAAGATAGACTTGCAAAAGGTGAGGCTGTTTTACCTGAAGGAAACTATGTAGTTGGTGGTAGAATAGTTCACATAAGTGACGGCGGACTTGTAGATAGATTTGTATTTTAGGAGTAAATAATGGTTACTCTTGTAGACACTAGATTAAAAAGTGCAGAAGATAATAACAAAGTAGGCACATTAGAATCTATATTATCAGGTGTTGCGTCAGGATTAATTGCAATACCAAAAGGTTTCTTTTCTCTTGGCGGTACATTACTAGATCTTGGTGTTGATAAAAATAGAGCAGCAAGTGTTGAGGCATTTTTTGACGATCTTACAGAGTTTGACGAAAAAGCAGAAGCAACAGCAGCTGGTAGAATTACAGAAGCATTAGTAAACATAGGTATACCTGCAATTAGAGGTATGAAAATAGGTGCACAACTTGCAGAAGATGCAATGCGTGCAGGTAGAAATAATAAATATTTTAAATTAACAAATCCTAATCTTAAAAAAGGTGTTGATAAAGCACTAGAATTAAACGCACGTGGTAACACAAATAAATTTATTGCTGGTGCTTTAGGTGGTGGTGTAGCTGAAGCTATATTTGTTGGTGATGTAGAACAACTTGGTACATTTGGAGATTC